ATTTTAGTGAGAAAAAAGACCAACGTGAAGGTAAACTACCATCAGACGATGATTTTAAATATTACAAAGATAATCTAAAAAAGTATAATGAAGGTGGTGATGCAAGGCGTTCTATTCCTGATTTAGCTAGGTTTAACAGAATAAAAAAAATGATAGAGGAAACAAATAAAATACAAAAAATGAGAGAGAAAAAAGATGACGTTGAGCCTATGATGGGCGGCGGCATGGTCATGCCAAAGAAAAAGAAGAAAGCAAAAGCTAAAAAGATGATGGGTGGCGGTAAAGTCTATGCCCGTGGGTCTAGAAAGGCTAACTACAGTGGCTAGACGAGGTTTGTATGCCAATATCGCTGCTAAAAGGCGTAGAATAAAGGCAGGTTCAGGCGAAAAGATGAGAAAAGTGGGTGCAAAAGGCGCTCCAACTAGTGGTCAATTTAAAAGAGCCGCGCAAACAGCGCGTAAAAGGCGGAAATAACCATGAGAAGTAAAAAACTTAGCGCAAAACAGCGTAAAATCGCAAGCGCAGCACCGCCTCGTAACAAAATTACGGGTGCAGACTTCAAAAAGCTGAAGAAACGAAAGAAAAAACGAGCATAAAATGGCACAAAAGGCAATTCCTCGCACAAAAAAGAACTATCGTCCTACTAAAAAGGGTGCAGGAATGACACGCGCTGGCGTAGCAGCGCATCGTAGAGCAAATCCGGGGAGTAAACTCAAAACGGCAGTGACTGGAAAGGTCAAGCCGGGGAGCAAGGCGGCAAAACGGCGTAAATCGTACTGTGCTAGAAGTTTAGGACAGCTAAAACGCTCTTCTGCCAAGACACGAAACGATCCCAATTCGAGAATACGCCAAGCAAGAAGGCGCTGGAAATGCTAACAAAGGAGAAGTGCTATTTCTTACCTCATAAGCAACATTCCTCATTTCAAATGTTGGATACGCAAAGAGTTTACGCATAATCATTACGAAGAATATCACGGAGAGCTACTACACGCTCTTGTTATCGCAGTAAATACAATTCCAGACCGTTGTCTTAGTTTTCAGGTTGTGTTTACAGGAATAGATGAAGAAGAAAATATACACGGTGGCGCAATGTGGGCAAGAATGCCCATTACAGCCCTAATTGCAGACGAGGGCTTAGACGAAGTACCGGAGCGAATGGATACACACCTAGCCCAGCCGTGGGACTGTTCATCTCGAAACCATAGCATCATCGTTATGGATAGAATCAGTTCAAGTCCGTGGATTTGTAAAATAGGTGGAGATTTCTACAAAGGACGCTATATGTTTACTGTAGATTATACTGACAGCTACATTAGCGACGATCCTGCACAACACAAACAAAGCCACGTACTACAGCTTATCGACGCTGACAAATGGACAGGCAACATCGTTGCACTGCCAAATAACAGAGTACGAGTTACGAACCCAGCTTTGTGGGTCACTGGAGAGGGAGCGCCTGATTTTGCACCTAGCCAGTACATACACTCATCAGAAATACACGATAGTTACACAGACCCTGATATTACTTTTGACAACTTATATAAGGAATAAACAAATGCCACGTCATACTAAAAAAACCAAATACATGTCTAAAGGCGGCATGATGCCGAAAAAGACTAAATACGCTTCTAAAAAGAAACCTGCTGCAAAACGTAAAAAGCGTGCATAAATGCCTACGCGACGTAAAAAGCCAGCAACTAAGTCTAAATCTAGAGTAAATGAGGCTGGAAACTATACAAAGCCCGCCATGCGAAAACGCCTATTTAACCAAATTAAGGCGGGTGGAAAAGGCGGCAAGCCCGGACAGTGGAGCGCACGAAAGGCACAGATGCTGGCAAAAAGATACAAAGCGTCCGGTGGTGGGTATCGCGGATAATGGCCTTAAAGAAGTCACAACGAAGCCTCAAGTCGTGGGGCAAACAGAAATGGAGAACGAAATCTGGCAAGCCCTCTACGCAAGGCCCAAAGGCAACCGGAGAAAGATACCTACCCTCCGCAGCTATTCGTTCTCTATCCTCGTCTGAGTACGCCGCTACGACACGCAAAAAGCGACAGGCTATTAAAAAGGGCAAACAACATTCTAAACAACCAAAACGTATTGCAAAGAAAACCAGAGCATATCGCCGAGTTAAATAATTTGTATGGTTCTGAGACATGACCAAAGCAGCAGACAATACACAAAAAAAGAAAAGGGGCAGACCTCCTTTAAAACCCGGCGAAAAAGGGCGCTACCAGTACTCAAGAGTGCAAAAAAAGAAAGTAAGCGAGCGCCAAAAGATCGCAGCACAGAAGCAGAGCTTAGAGAGAGCGGAGAAACGGCTACAGAAGCTGAACAAGAAATCGGAAGCGTTGAAGACATCGGATCGTATCGCTGGCAAAGGTGGCGTACTTGACGAAACAACGATCTCTCAACTTCCGGCACAGGTACGAGAACAGCTACAGGAAGACACAGAACTTATCTTCAGTCCAAACGAAGGTCCACAAACGGACTTTCTAGCTTCACCAGAAAAAGAAGTTTTGTATGGTGGTGCAGCGGGTGGTGGAAAATCCTATGCAATGTTGGTAGACCTTTTACGGTATGCTGACAATCCTAACCATAAAGCTTTACTTTTACGACGTACGCTTGCAGAGCTAACAGAGCTTATCGAACAATCACGCAAACTCTACCCTCGCGCCTTTAACGGTGCAGTATTTAGAGAATCAAAATCAACATGGATGTTTCCGAGTGGCGCTACAGCACTTTTCAGTTATGTAGATAAAGACCACGACGTTACACGATATCAAGGACAAGCTTTTACATGGATAGGCGTCGATGAACTGGGACATTACCCCACCCCCTATGTTTGGACTTACCTTCGTAGTCGTCTCAGAACCACCGACCCCACGCTGGAAACGTATATGCGAGCATCTGCGAATCCGGGTGGTTCAGGTGGTTGGTGGATTAAAAAGATGTTTATTGATCCTTCACCACCGAACACACCGTTCTGGGCCGTTGATCCTGACACGGGAAGAGTACTTAAAAACCCAAAGACACAACAACCGCTGTTTCAGCGCAGGTTCATACCAGCAAGACTTACAGATAACCCTTACTTAGCAGAGTCTGGTGAATATGAAGCAATGCTTCTTAGTTTGCCAGAAGTAGAACGCAGAAGGCTTCTAGAAGGTGATTGGGACGTAGCAGAGGGAGCAGCATTCAGTGAATTTGACAGGACTGTACACGTTGTTGAACCATTTGAGATTCCGTATAATTGGCCCCGTATACGGGCAATGGATTACGGATATAGTAGTCCTTCTTGCGTTCTCTGGGGCGCGGTAGATTGGGACAACAATCTTTGGATATACCGAGAACTTTACGAAAAGGGACACACTGGAGAAAGTATCGCAGAACTCATTATGTCTTTAGAGTATGACGATCCTCCAATGACACAATCAGTTTTAGATGGTTCTTGTTGGTCAAGACATGGCACAGGACCAAGCATAGCAGAGACAATGATTCGCAGAGGCGCACGGTTTACGCCAGCGGACAGAAATCGCATAGCCGGGAAAATCGAACTTCACCGTAGACTTACCATAAAAGATGGAAGAGAACCCGGTTTACGAATTTTTGGCACTTGTACAAATCTAGTACGCACACTGCCTACGTTACCACTTTCTAAGACACAATCAGAGGATGTGGACACAAAGGCAGAAGATCATGCGTACGATGCTTTACGGTACTTGTGTATGACTCGTCAGACTGGCTATGCAACAAGTTCTATGTTTAATTCTATCAAACAGCAAGAAAGCTATCAACCAGTTAATTCAACATTTGGATATTAAAAAACCCTCTACACATGACAACTCAATCTAAAACCGCAAGTGATTTTGTTAAGTATCTTGGCTTAGACCAAGAAGATTTTAACGTTGATAATTACAGAAGAGAAATAAAGGAGCGTACTAAACAAAACACTCTTACTATTCGTGATGCTCTTTTTATAACACTTGAAACAAAAGGAATAAAAATACTTCCTAAGTTTGTTGAGAAAGATGCTAATTTAAAAAAACTTTCTAGTGTTTTTAGATACAGAACAGATCGTTTCTCTGGTCCGGGTGGTACAACAATTACAACTGGATCACCTACACTAAAATCTTACAACGATGTATGGGGAAACCTGTTACGAAAAATATCTGAAAAAGACGAAACTTCTATAGATGAGGTTTTATCTAGAAATTTTGTAGATTTAATTAATTCTGAAACAATACCTAAATATGGATTAGGTGAAAAAGGTGGCGCAGCAGCACTACGTCAAGGCCATTTCTACATTATCAATCAAAGAGGTTTTGTGGATGATTTAGGAAAAGAAATATCTGTAACTCAACTCGCAGATACAAAGAACTTTGATCCTACAAAAAGCAGCGTAGTTCCTTCTTTATATTTTGATGAGGGGACAGCTTATAATAGGTTAGGAGGGGCTGAGTCTTTCAGTCAAGAAAGAACTGAGGGAGCAAGAGGTCTTGTTACAGATCAATTTAGATCACGTTTACATAGAGACGTAGTAACAGAAGCTATTCAAGAAGGCACTAAAGTTATACAAGATGCAGATGTAAAAGCTGCTGTTATGTATAATATTTTAATACCGCATCGTGCTGCTCAAGTTGCTCGTCTTAGAATAAATCCTGAAGTAGGACCAGATGGAAAAATACTTCCTGATGCTACAGACCCTTACTTATCTAAAGATGGTAAAAATATTCTTGTTCCTGAAGAAGGGCAACAGGTAGGGCAAAAAAAATATAGATCAGTCCAATTGACACCTCTTATGCAATCAGTTTTTGCAGGTATAAAAAAGAATAATCCAAATAGAACTTATCTATTTCGAGACAGTACAAAAGAAGCTGCTGAGACAGCTTTTAAAAATAAAGTATCAAAGGCTTTATCTCTGCCGGGTGGTGTGGGAGAGCAAACTCAAAAATTAGTAGATCAAGGTATTTTTACAAGACCAGTTAATACAGCAGGTATGCTTAGAAAATTAGGTTCTGTGTCTTTTATGATGAACTTAGGAAAAGACGCACAATCTAATCTAAAAGCTATAATGGGCCACACAAATTTTGTAGCAGAAGCTAAAGATATTACCTTTCCTCACTATGTAGGCGATTATAGAGAAGGAGATTCTATTACCGAATCTCTGTTAAAAAATGAAAATGCTTTTGTAGAAAATTCTGTAAATGTAAATAATAAATCAGAATTATTAAAAAATGTATTTAATATACAAGAATTTACATTACCTGAAGGTTTTACAGAACCTGTTATTACTACAGATCAAGCTGCTCAACAAGCACAGGCAGACATTGATGAAAGCTCTAGAAGAGCCCAAAGAAAAATGTTTGAAAAAAGTATTGAAAACAGAGATGATTTAACTCCTGCTGCAAAAAGATACGTATTAGGAACAAATGAGCAAGGTGTCGTTAATTTTACACAAGATACTTTTAGTGCTTATGAAAATAGAGTTGAAGAGTTAAGAAAGAAAATTGACGATGAATCTGATATAGATACTCTTAGTGAACTTTTAGAACAAAAATCAGCACCGGAAAATAAAGTTGTAGATGAATCTACTCAACAAATTAAAGAAGCTTTAGAAAAAGAAGCTACTCCATCTATAGAACAAGAACAACTGAAAACTAGAACTTTACCCGGTGATGTTACGGCTGAAGATTTTAAAGTTAGTTCTCAAGAAATTTCTGACCAAATGGACTTTCTTAATGAAAAAGTAAAAATAGATGATATTTTAAAGAAACTAGGTAAACTTGCATTACCATTTGTCGCAGGAGGAGCGGGAGTCGCAACTACTCTTACGGACGCAGCGGCAATGGCACTAGAGCCTACTGAATTAGGGTTTGGTGGTCTTGATCCAGTAGAAAAAATTAGAGGGACAGACCCTTCTACTGTTGATGATACAGAGCTTTTTGAAAGAATGCAAACCGCGTCTTCTCAAAGACTTTCTCCTGATATGGCAGAACGCACAACTGCTCTTGCAGATATAGAAGCAAACAGAGAGAGTTTTGCAGCAAGAGCTTTTGACGCTCCCTCTCGAATGAGGGCAGAACAAGCTGATCTTACAGAATTAGACCCCACTACTCCAGAACTAGAAAGAATGCGTCTTGCAGAAACTTTACAAGATGTAAATATAGACACAAGTGAAATAGATTCTATGGAAGCCAGAAAAGCAAGAATAGCAGCACAAGCTGCACAAATATTTAATAAAAGTGGTACAGGTTCTGGTGAAGAAGAAAAAGGATTAGTTATAGATATAGAAAACAGATACGGTGATACACCTTTAAATCAAAGATTTTAAATATAAACAATAACTGGTAATTGACAAACAACATAAGGAATTTATATTATGCCTGAAGGAAACAAAGAAATGTATGGTGCTGGTTATATCATGGGTCAGATGTCTCAACAGGGCGAAATGTCTGACGCTAACGAAGCATCTCTCTATCGTGAGCCGCTTGAGTTCGACACTGTAATCAAGCGCAACTACCCTTTGACTGAAGCCTTTCCGTCAGAATCGGGTAGCAAGCACGTAGACGAAAGCGTTCTTGGTAAAATGGCTGAGTACAGCCCCGACAGTTAATTTTGTATTACACAACGAAAGTTGCATTTAAATGAAGCAAGAAGACAAGTATG